CATGGACGCTAAAAAGCTAGAACAAGCCGCAAGGCTTATTATTGAGGGCATCGGCGAAAACCCGAACCGAGAGGGACTTCTTGAAACTCCTAAACGGTTCGCAAAAATGCTAATGGAGCAATTAGAGTACGCAAGTGTCAGCAACGATGAAATCGCAAAGAAATTCAACAAGTGCTTTTCCTGTGATAACAATGATATGGTGGTGTTAAAAGGCATTAACTGCTTTTCTTATTGTGAGCATCATATCGCACTCATGTATAACATGACTGTTGATGTAGGCTATATCCCTAACGGTAAAGTTATCGGCATTAGCAAGATTGCACGTATTGCTGACGCAGTAACAAAACGTCTGCAAATTCAAGAGCGTATCGGCAAGGAAATTCGCGACATTCTTACAAAAATTTTAGGGACAGAGGACGTTATTGTAGTTATTCAGGGTGAACACTCTTGTATGACTGCTAGAGGAATTAAAAAGCCAGGAGTAAAAACAAAGACTGCTTCATGCGGCGGACAATTCTTGGTAAACGCCGAACTGCGAAAAGAATTTTACCTTGTAGACAGCAAATAAAATCTAAAGAAAGGACAGGTGTTTTAATGTGCCAGCACGAGGAAATGTTAGCAATTTAAGGCCTGTCCGAAGCAAGGATGAAGCAAGAAAAAGAGGAACTATTGGTGGCAAAAAATCCGGTGAAATAAGACGGGCGAAAAAAAACTTACAGCAGATAGCAAAGACGATACTTGAATCACAAGTCCACGACGATAAAGCAAAAAGTTTTTTACACGCTTTCGGCTTAGACGAGCAAGATCAAAACTATCAAGCCTTAATGATAGCAAAGTTGCTTAACAAAGCTTTAAAAGAAAGTGATGTTAATGCAATTCGCACTCTTGCTACATTGGCAGGAGCTGACGGAGGTATATTGTCGCTAGCGGAAGATGCAAGCGTTGAAACAATAGACGCTTACCAATCTATCTACATTCCAAATAACGGCAGAGATACATTTGAGCCGCTGTATCTCACTCCGCAACCAGGACCGCAAACAGCTTTTATGTGTTCTTCTGCTGATATAGTAATTTATGGTGGAGCAGCTGGCGGCGGAAAAACCTTTGCACTTCTCCTGGAAGGATTAAGGCATAAAGATATAGCAGGATTTAGCGGCGTTGTGTTTCGAAAAAATTATACTCAAATCACAGCTTCAGGCGGTTTGTGGGATGCTGCTAACAAAATATATGGACAAGTGCAAGGTGCAAAACCCAAGAAAACTCCAAAACTACATTGGTTTTTTAGTCCCAGCGGAGCAAGAATTCATTTTGCTCATTTGGAGCGTGACGAAGATTTACAAGGCTGGCAAGGCTCAGAAATCTGCTATCTGGCTTTTGACGAGCTGACGCATTTTAGCCGACACCAATTTTTGTATATGCTTTCTCGTAACCGTTCAACGTGCGGTATTCGTCCTTATGTAAGAGCGACGTGCAACCCGGACAGCGATAGTTGGGTAGCTGATTTTATTTCTTGGTGGATAAATCAAGATACAGGCTATCCAATCTACGAGCGCAGCGGTGTTGTGCGTTATATGTGCGTCCTGAATGATACGATTTATTGGGGAAGCAATCCGCATGAACTCGCAAAGGAACACGGCGTAAATGTTGAAGAATGCAAGTCGGTTACGTTTATAGCATCTAAACTGACAGATAACAAGGTTTTAATGGCTAAAGACCCGTCGTACATGGCTAACCTTAAAGCGTTGGCAGAAATTGACAAAGAACGTCTTTTATATGGCAACTGGAAAATCCGTCCTGCTGCTGGTATGTACTTTAAAACAGAAAACTTCACCTTTGTTGATGCTGTGCCGAAAAATATCGTTGCTTATGCACGTTCCTGGGACTTGGCAGCAACAGAGCCTACGCCGCTTAACCCAGACCCTGATGCAACAGCAGGCGTGTTAATGGGATTGCTTGACGATGGCAGAGTAATCGTCCTTGATGTAAAACGCAAGCAGATAAAGGCAAATGACGCTAGGAATCTTCTGCGTAACATGGCAGCAATAGACCAGGGCAAATATAAATTTGTACAAATAACCATACCGCAAGACCCAGGACAGGCAGGCAAGGCGCTAGCTCAAAGTCTTGTATCAATGCTTGCGGGTTACTCGGTGGAGATTGTATCGCCGACAGGCAGCAAAGAGGTTCGTGCTACTCCATTTGCTTCGCAGGTGCAGGCAGGAAACGTCCTTATCCTTAAAGGTGAATGGAATGATATGTATCTGTCAGAACTTGAATCGTTCCCGGAAAGCAAGCATGATGATATGGTGGATGCGTCAAGTGATGCGTTTAACAAGCTCATGAACTCCCGCAGCTGGGGCGGCTTAACGAGCTAGGAGGAATAATGGTAAGAAAAAAAGATAATTCAATTCGTGCAGACAGCGGATTTAAAGATGCTTTTATTGCACGTAAAGCTCGCAATTATGAAGGTCTGTTAAATGAGCGAAAACTCACAGACCAGACTTTAGCTGCAATGTACAGAAATGCTCTTGTGCGTAGAATTGTAACGCTGGTTGCCGATGATGCTATGAAAAATTTTATAGTAATCGAAGGCGATACTGACGATTGTATCTTGCAGGAGCTTGAAACACTGTTTGTACAGGAAAAGCTTACAGAAGCTTTATATTGGGACAGACTGTTCGGTATGTCTTGTGCTCTTATCCTTGCTGACGATGGCCAGGAGTTAAGCGAACCTATTAATATCAACCGTTTACGCAGGATTAACGGATTAGAAATTTTTGACAAGCGAGATATTTACCCGGACACAACCTCAATTTATCTTGATACAGATATTCGAGATGCAAATTTTGGCAAACCGGAGTTTTACATGATTTCGCCACCGAACGGAAATCAGTTTAAAGTGCACAGAAGCAGACTGCTTATTTTTGACGGCGAAATGCTGCCGAAGATAGAGCGCATTGCTAATAATGGTGCTGGCTTATCTTGCATGGATGGTATTCCAGCTGCGCTGAACCGTGTAAAAACTGCAATGAACAAAACAATCGACATAATGGACAAGGTTAGCACGTCGCTGTTAAAGCTTGAAGGTTTAAGCAATTTGCTGACAAGAGAGGACGGCACGCAAGCTGTTATTCGGCGTTTAGAGCTGATAGACTACTCACGCAGAATTAATGGCAGTGTAGCCGTTGACAAGGAAGATGAATACGGCATTTTCAATATTCCGCTTACAGGTTTAACGGATATTATTCAAGAGTTTGAACAGGCTTTATGCGCTGTTACCGGGTATCCTTTTACTGTTTTGTTTGGGCGTTCTCCGGCTGGCATGAACAGCACAGGCAAGAGCGACTTGCAGATTTACTACGATAATGTCAGACGTATTCAACGCAGGAAAATCCGTCCTGCGTTAGAGTATCTTGTAAGACTTATCCAGCTTTCAAAAGAAGGGCCGACCAACGGCAAGGAACTTGAAAAGTGGAGCATTAAGTTTAAGGCAATCGAACCGCTAAATGATCTGGAGCAAGCCAACGTTGACAAGACACAGGCGGAAGTAAGAGCTGCCGTTGTTAAGCTTGTTTTTGACCTGGTTGATAATCAACTGTTAGATGCAACGCAAGCTCGCCAATACCTTAAAGAGCGTGGCGATATTCCAGTTACAGAAAGTGAGCTGGATTTAGATGATGAAGAAACAGAAGAAATCGATACGCTACCTTAAAGCAAAGAAGCGTCCGAAATATCCAAAGAATTTTGAGCGTGATTATTATCGCGTCCTCAGAGCCGTTGTAAGACGTTTAAAAAGTGCCACGAATAACAATATACCTACGCTGGCATATTCGTTGCGCCGTGACGATGACAGCACTGTTACGGATGCTTTCGTTCAGGCGATACTTGTCGAGCTTTTAAAGAGCATGACTATCGAGGATGCCATAAGCGAATTAGAGCTTATTCTTGCTGGCGTGTCCAGCGTTGTCGATGCTAATGTTATCAGTGCTTTTGCAGAAGCAGTCAGCGTTGATGTATTTTTAAATGATTCGGCTTTACTTGATACAGTAAAAGCAGAATGGAAAGCACAGCAGGGCAGGCTTGTGGACAGCATAGTCAATACCTACATTGAAAAACTGCAAATTATTGTAAGCAATGCTGTTCAGCGTGGTACTGCTATGAGTGAAGTTAAAGAAGAAATCAAGGTACTACTTAACACTACCGACAAGCGGGCGAAATTTATCGCAAGGAACGAGGTAGGCAATCTGAACGGCATTATAACAATGCGTAGGCAGGTTGATTGCGGCATAAGCGTGTATCAATGGTCATCGTCACATGATGAACGTGTTAGACCTTCTCATGCTGAGATGGACGGGAAATACTTCTATTGGAACAGCGACAAGGTTGGTGAAATTAACGGCATAAAGGTTTATCCTTCTCCAAAATATCATCCGTGTATGGATTATAACTGCCGTTGCGTAGCATTACCTGTTATTGACCTGGAGCAATGGAACATGACAACAGCAGTTCCAATGGGTAGGGTGGATGTAAAGAAAAGTAAAGAATTAAGTTAGAAGGCATATGCGACAAATTGCATATGCTTTTTATATACCCCAAAATAAGGAGGTGAATTTTTTGGGAAGTGTACAACGATATGAACGCATTGATTCATGGATGTTTGTTAGCGGTGCAGTTACTGACGCTGACGGCTTCTTGCGTGATTCTCCAATCGTGGCACGTACTGGCATCTATATCTACCAACAGCCAGACGGGACTATTAGACGAGAGTACAGACCGCCGGAGGAAGTATTTGACACTGACAGTGAAGCAAGCTTTGTCGGCAAGCCTATTGTGGTAGGACATCCTGCCAGCGGCATTGTAAACAGTGATACCGCACAAGATTTAGCCATTGGCACGATTTTGTCCAGCGGTTATCCGAAGGACGAAACAAATATTGCCTGTGACATTGTTATCCATAATCCCTCTGCTATCGGTGAAAAGCGTGGCTTGTCTTTAGGTTACAGAGTGGATATTGAAGAAACTTCAGGCACTACACCGGACGGACAGCAATATGATGTTATCCAGCGCAACATTCGTATCAATCATTTAGCCGTTGTTGATAGGGGACGTGCAGGAGCAAAAGCACGTCTGAATCTTGACGGTGACGAAATTATCGAAGGAGTAGAAACAAAAATGAAAATTAAAATTGATTCTGTTGATTTTGAAGTTGATGAAAAAATTGCCAACTACGTCAACTCTCTGCAAAACAAAGAAGAAAATGCTCGTGTAAAGCTTGATACAGCTAACACTGAGCTTAAATCTGTAAAGGAGCAAAATACCGCTCTTAAAGCTGATGCTGACGACAAAAAAGCTAAACTTGACGCAATGACCGCTGAACGTGACGGCTTGAAAGCTAAAGTTGATGCTGCTGACGCTGAAAAGGAGAAAGCTGTAAAAGAGGCTGTTGAAGCTGTAAAGGCTGATATGCAGGAACGTGCGGAGCTTGAAGAAACCGCTAAAATTGCAAAGGTTGAAAAAACCGATGGCTTGACCAACGCTGAGTTGAAAGCTGGCATTGTTAAAGCTGCTTTCGGCGAAAAATTTAAACTTGACGGTGCATCTGATGCTTATCTTGACGGTGCATATTCTGCCGCTAAAGAGATGCTCCGCAATGATAACGCAAAAAATCAAGCCGCAAAAGCTAAAGGCGGTGCTGAAAAGCAAGAAACTAAGAATGATTCTGCTAACGATGCACGTAGCCGCATGATTGCACGTATGCGCGGCGAAGAATAAGAAAGAGGTGAATACAATGGCAATTACTAATTATGCATTAACCATGGACAAAGCTTTTGCTGGTGCGCTGTATGATTTGTCCTCTCATACTGTAGATTCCTTTGCTGTTGAAGAAGCTGACGGTATTGGTGCTGCTTGCGCCGTTATCCGTGGCACTGACGCAGAGCATCAGGTGAAATCTCCGTCCGCATCCGGTGACGGTGCGAAAGTTATCGGCGTAACTCTGCATACTCATATTGAGCCGCCTGAAGCTGGCAAAAAATATTATCCGCAGAATTACACTGTTCCTGTTGTCACTAAAGGTCGTGTATGGGTAACTACCGGAGGTGCGGTTAACGCCGGTGATGAAGCTCATCTGAAACTTGCTGACGGTACTTTTGTTAAAGATACTGTTGCTGCTGGCACTATTGAAGCTCTTGGCTGCGGTGCTAAATTTATCACTTCCTGCGATAAAGCAGGCTTGGCAGTTATCGAAATTGGTTAATTAGAAAAGAAGAGGTGAAATAGTAATGACTCAAATGCACTATGATGAATTAGACCTGAATGTTATTGAGCGTTGCGACGGCTTGCGTAAAGACGCAGGCGATACTATTTTCGTTGCAAAAGAACTTGAAGCTGTAAAGGCAAAAACCTATGACCAGAAATTCGCTAATCTGAATGCGCTGAAACTGTTTGATATGTCCTCTGACGTTGACCCCGGCGCTGACACTATCAGCTATCAGTCCTTGGGTTCTGTTGGCATGGCAAAGACTATCGCCAACTATGCAACCGACTTTACTCGTGTAGATGTGCTGGCTGAAGAACACATTGCTAAAGTTATTGCTGGCGGTGCAGCATATGGCTACACCATGCAGGACTTGCGCCGTGCTGCTATGGCAAGAAAACCGCTGACTGCTCGCAAGGCTATTGCTGTTCGCCGTGCTCTCGACGAATATATTAACCGCATTGCATTCCATGGTGATGCTAAACATGGCGTTGTAGGCTTGCTGGATAATCCTAACATTGGCAACTACACTGTTGCTGCCGATGGTGCTGGTGGTACTGGTTCTTCTACCAAATTCAAAGACAAAACCGCTGTGCAGATTCTGCGTGATATGAACGGCATTATCAATTCTGTTAGCAAGCAGACCAATGACGTAGAAAATCCTAATACCTTGGTATTGCCGCCAGACCAATACAACTACATTGCTTCCACTCCGTATTCTGATGTAGTCGCAGATTCCATCCTGTCTGTGTTTAAACGCAATAACCCGGATGTAACCGTGTTAAAAGCCAATGAGCTGGCTGGCGCAGGTGTAGGCGGCTTGGATATGATGATTGCTTACGTTAAGGATGCAGACCATCAAACCTTGGAAGTTCCGTTGCCGTTCACTCAGCACACTATTCAGCAAAAAGGCTTGGAATTTGAAGTTCCTTGCGAAGTTCGTACCGCTGGCGTGTTGATTTACTATCCGCTGTCCATGAACAAGGCTTCTGGCATCTAATCTGACTATATACTGCCCTTTCGAATGAGAGGGCATTTTCTTTTTTAGGAGGAAAGTGAATGAAAGTTAAAAACATCTCTAAAGCTGTAATTAATATCGACGGTAAATATATCATGCCTGATCAGTGCGGCATCGTTGGTGATGAATGGGGCGAAAACATTATTGTAAAAGCCTACATCAAAGAACAAATGATTACTGTTGAGAAAGGCAATGCTAAAGAAGCAAATGTTGATGATATGGCAGCAGACCTTGCAGGACTGTCCGCTGAATCCAGCAAGCGTTCTTTGACTGCTTTCGCTAAGAAATACAATATTAATGTAGAGGGCGCAGAAACCGCAGAAGATATTTATTCCGTTATTTTTGCTTTTGTAAGCATGGCAAAGAAAAATGTTAACGGAAACTAAAGATAAAATAAAGCAAGCTTTTTCTGTTATCTGCCCCGAACTGATTCTTACTGATGAAGAATTAGAAGTCTACATTAATTTTGTTTCGCCTATGTTGTCAGAAAGTGTTTTTGGCAATATGTATATAACAGCATTCGTTTATCTTATGGCGCATCACGTTGTCCTGCGTCAGCTTATTGCGCAGTATGGAGAAAACGGCTCATCTGATGTTGGTATCACAGGCTCTGTAACGTCTGAAAAAGAAGGTGACTTACAACGTTCATATGGTGACAAGTCAGCTTCTTTCGATATGTTGGACAAGACGTACTATGGCATTGAATTTAAACGTCTGCGCTCTATGTGCGTTGTTCCGATAGTAACAAGATTGGATAATGCGTTATGAGTAGAGTAGAGGATAAAGATTTAGGTTTAAATCGTATCATACGAACGCTAAACAAAGACCTTGACGGCGTTGTGGTTAAGGTTGGCGTACAAGCTAAAGACAAAGCTGTACGGCGAGGGAAAGGCGGAAGCATTCGCAACACTGACCAGCCGTTGGCTGTTATTGCAGCGATACATGAATTTGGACTGGACGATATGCCCCAACGCTCTTTCCTGCGTTCTGCGTATGATGAAAATCTGCCTATGATTGACAAAATGATTCAACGTGTTGCCAATGGTGCTGTATTTGGACTAGGAACAAACGCTGCTCTTAATCAGTTAGGCAATGTTGTACAAGGTATGGTTCAAAGAAAAATCGTCGACGGACCGTTTGTCCCGAACTCTCCTGCTACAATAAAGCGCAAGAAAAGTTCTAAACCATTAATTGATACCGGGCATCTGCGACAATCAATTCGCTATGTCATTGAAAGAAAAGGTGCTAATCATGAGTAGTTTTAGAAAGCTGATAACTGTCCTGCGTTACAACGGCAGTCCTGAACTGCTTGCCAACGGAACCTATATGTATCCTACACCACAAGAGTTTAAAGTGTTAGCCAGTGTGCAGCCGCTTAAAGCTAATGAAATGATGTTGCTCCCTGAAGGTAGCAGGACGGCGAGAGCTGTAAAAATCTATACCGACAAGGAACTTTTTGTTGATGACCAACGCACAAACACAATGGCTGACCGCTTTAAATGGCGTGGAAAGCTTTTTGAAGTGGTTGCCAGCGATATTTTTCAAAGTGATGTTATTAACCATTACCGTGCATATGCAGTAGAGGTGAGCGAATTTTGAAAGAAGCTAATACTCGTACTGACGTACTGAATTTTTTTATTTCGGTATTACAAAAAATATATTATCCGATTCCGATTCGCAGAGCAAAAATGAAACCTCCAGCTGTAAATGAATTAAATATCGTCGTTGATCTTCTGGCTGAACGCAGTATAGGGAACGAGGTTGTTTTTTTATCTGAAACAGCACAGTACAGCAATGCGGGTATCATTGAAGCGACGTTAAACATACAAGCTATCGGCGATGGTGCTGTTGAACTTCTGTCGAGGCTTAAACTTTATCTCGAAATGCCGGATATGATTAACTTGTATGATTCTGCAAATGTGGCTATAAACAGTGTCGAGCAAGTGCAAGACATTACAACTTCATTGGATGGCAGGACGTGGCAGGAACGAGCGTCGGTTGATTTGACTGTTTCGTACTGCCGTGAGCTGCTTATCCAGGGTGCAGAATGGTTTAACAAATTGGAAATAAACGGCACCACGAATAACGGCAAGGATAACAACGAACATCCTGCTGACGGCGATACGATTGTAAAAGTTGAAATCATGGGAGAATTAGAAAATTAAGGAGATGAAAATATGGCAAATATCGACAGATTAGTCAATGTGCAGATTGCTTTGAATACAACAGGTATTTCATCCAATGGCTTTAATACACTGATGATTGTATCTGCACATGAGCACGCTGCTCCGGCGTATGTATTGACCATTACGGACGCTGACCAGCTTTTAGATTTAGGTTGGAACGCTGAGGATGCTGTGTATAAAGCTGCATTACAGGCTTTTAGCCAGATTCCGCATTATGAGAAAGTCAAAATCGGTAGAATGAACTCTGATAGCTCCGCTGCTGATAACATGAATAAGATTTGTGCTGTTGACAACGATTGGTATGGCTTGTGCTATGTTGACCGTACATCTGCAAAAATCATGGAAATGGCAGAATGGGTTGAAGCTCATACAAAGCTGTATGGTACATCTGTTGCCGAAGCTGATGCGTTGCAAGCTGGCGTTGCAACAGATACAGGCAGTAAGCTGAAAGCGAAAAATTATTATCGCACTTTTGTTTTTTATCATAAGGAAGCAGAAAAGGAATTTCCTGAAGCAGCTGTAATGTCCAGATGCTTTACTGTATATCCAGGCGGTGAAACCTGGGCCAACAAAAAGCTTTCCGGCATTTCAAATGATGATTTAACCGAAACAGAATATCTTGCATTGACTGCCAAAAACTACAATACCTTTGAAAACTTCTCGGAGAACGTCAGCATTACTCAAAACGGCAAGACTTGTGCAGGTGAATGGATTGATGTTATCCGTTTCCGTGACTGGCTTGTCGAAACCATTAAAACAGAAGAATTTGCAATGCTCATTAATCGTGAGAAATTGCCGTACACTGATGCTGGTATTGCGCTTGTCGAAGGTGTGCTGAATAAAGTTCTGAAGCTTGGTCAAGACCGTGGCGGTATCGCTCCGACTGAATATGATGATAATGGCAACAGAAATCTTGGCTACACTATTACAGTTCCTAAAGCTGCTAATATCAGCGCAAACAAGAAAGCACAAAGAGTTCTTGACGATGTAAGGTTTACCGCACGTCTTGCAGGTGCTATCCATGCTGTTAACATTAATGGTTCTTTGACTTATGAGAACCTTATTCAAAAGGCTTAAAGGAGGACAATTAAATGGCAAGAGTTAAAACATACGACCCGAAGAAAGTTAAGGTGCTGTTCGGCTCGCTTATCTTGACTGGCGTTGATGAAGGCACTTTTATTAATGTTGAAACGCAAGGTGACGGAATTTCCGCTATTGTCGGCTGTGACCAGGAAATTGTCCGCAGTATTGACCCGTCCTCTGTCTTAAAGCAAGTTACTGTTACTCTGTTGCAGTCCAGCTCCAGCAATGCAGCGTTAAGCTTGATTCAAGATGCAGACAATCAAAATGGTGCAGGCTTGTTGCCGTTGGTTATTAAGGATTTAAGCGGTGACAGCGTTATGGTTAGCGATCAGGCATGGATTGTTAAGAAACCTAACTTTCAGCGTGGCAAATCTGCTTCTGACGGAAAATGTGAATGGGTATTCATGGCTGTTGTTCCCGACGAAGCATTTTTAGTTGGCGGTCATAGCTAAGGAGTAGAAAATGAGACAGGCAAAATTTGAAGTAAAGAACAGGAAAATCGGTGCGAATACCTTTTATGTTCGTGCTTTTCCTCCGCTGCAAGGCTTGAAACTGTATGGTGACTTACAGAAAGCTATTACTGCTGCTTTAAAAGGCGGTTTAACATCTAACGGTGAAACGGAAAATATGAAAGAAGCATTATTAGGTGCTCAAATCAATATCGGTGCCATTCTTGCGCAGTTGGGCGAAAGCTTTAATGGCGAAGTGCTGGCACAGTTCTCTGAACGTCTGCTTGATGCTGAATACATCAGTGTTAAGATTAAGGGCGAAGAAGAAGCTGTTATGCTGACAGAAGATGTTATCAATGAGCTTTTTACTGGTAAGCTTGTTGAACTGCTTAAGCTTGAAAAATTTATTATTGAGGTAAATTTCGGAGATTTTTTCGCTTTAATTCCCAACCTCTCTGGAGTCCGCGAGATGTTGGTGAGCAAGTAGAAATTCCCGGCACCTTATCGCCAACACTAACCGCTGAATCTTTTATTTGGCGGCCAGTGTTGGCTAAGGTAGTTACTGTTACAGAAATAAAAGAAGGCACTGTAACTTTAGGCGATTTGTGCAAAATAAACGCTCTGCTTGATATGCAGAGTGATGTACAAAGATATTATCTTGACCACCCTAAAAAGAAAGGAGCTGATGCGCCGTGGATGTAAGAAGTTTAGCTATTGCGATTGGCTTCAAAGTAAATAACTCAAATGTTAAGCAAGTAGAGCAGACAACCCAAAAAGTTAAAACAGGACTTGAACGTGTTGGCGATTCTGCTGATAAAGCTGGCAATAAAGTAGATAGTTTATTTTCTAAGCTAAGCGGTCTGGCTATGTTTGCTGGCGTTTCACTAACTCTTGGAAGCATCGTTAAAACGATTGACGAATGGAAGGTTATTGAAGGTCAGGTAAACAACGTAACCAAAAGCCAGCAGGAATCAAAAGCTGTTCAAAAAGAGATTTACAATATTGCAAGCCGTACTCGTCAGCAATATAAGTCTACGGCTGAGCTTTATACATCTGTTGCACGTAATGCGCAGGAGCTGAAGAAAAGCACTAAAGACATTTTGCTGTTCACCGAAGATGTTTCAAACGCAATGTTGCTTGGTGGCGGTGATGCTTCATCTCAGCAAGCTGCGTTGGTACAGTTAGGTCAGGCTTTGGGTTCCGGCACGTTGCGTGGTGATGAATTAAACTCCATTATGGAGCAAGCTCCTAGACTTGCAAAAGCTATTGCCGAAGGTATGGGCACTACAATCGGACAGTTAAGACAGATGGGCAGCGAAGGCAAATTAACTGCACAAGATGTTTTTAATGCTATTCGTGGGCAATCTGACCGTTTAAAAATGGAGTTAGGTAAAATGCCTTGGACTGTTGGACAGGCAACCAACAAAATGCAAAATGCGATTGGAAAATTTTTCAAAGAATTTGAGGACAAGACGGGCATTATTGACGGCATAGCGAAACGCATGGCAAAATTTGCAGACTACATCGAGAATATTAATCTTGATAACTTTATTTCCGGTCTGCAAATTGCAGCGATTTATGCAGGCATTCTTTTTGGCATGGCAAAATGGAGCAGTTTTGTGATGATGATCGGAACTGCCGTGAAGTGGATTGTCGCTATGCGAGATGCTTTAATCTTGGCAACCGGGGCGCAAATAGCATTTAACAGTCAGACACGAAGGGGAGCGGCTATGCAAATGCTGTTAATGGGTAAATTCCTTTTGATTGCAGCTGCGATTGCTCTTGTTGTTTTGCTTATACAGGATTTTTACAAGTGGGTAACTGACCCGAAGGCAGATACAATGATGAAACGCTGGTTTGGAGATTTTGAGCCTATAAAAAATAAATTCATTAACTTTAAAGATAGCGTTATTCAATGGTTTAGTGATATTGGAACAGCTATCGCTTTTGTGCCAAAGCTTATTTATGAGTTATTTAAATTAGCGTTTGAAGGCATTTGGAATTTAACTTCTTGGCTGTGGGAAGGAATAGGCAATGCTTTTGTTTCCGGTCTTGCTGCGATAGGCTATGTTATCGCCGGAGTGATTATGCTGTTTGTTAACGCTTTCAGGTTTATACAAGACAGCTTAACAGTATTGGCTACGTTTTTTGCCGATACAATAAATTCGGGATGGCAGCTAATAACTGGCTTTTTTGACAACATGATTAAGTGGGTAAAAGACGCTATTAAGTGGGTTGACCAATTAATCAGCAAGTTAAACATCATGCAAGGCGTAAAAGATTTTGTGAACAACAATATCATTAATCCTATTTCAGATTTTGGCAGCACTGCCGTAAACCGTTTGTTAGGTAATTCGACTACCACGAACACTTCTTCTAACATTTCCAATAGCGGCAATACGACGAATTACATTCAGGTTACAACTGCCAGCACTTCTCCGGAAGCAACAGCAACTGCGGTAGGCAATGTTGTTAGTCGCAATAACGGCTGGCCAGTTGCTAACTACTTTCCTTTAAGCGAGGCGGAGTAATATGCTTGCAGATATTTTAGGTTACAACATTAAAAATCCTACGCAAGTTGGTTCTCTGAAGGTTGATATAGTAAAATCTTTTGAATACACCTATGATCAGGACGTAACAGGACACCCGGTAGAAACAGGCTTTGAAATTGCTGACCATATTGTCAACAAGCCTTTAAAATTGACAATGACTGTCGGCATTTCGTCTACTCCGGTAACGTGGTTCTATAAGAATGGGTGGGGAGAAAAGAAATTTGCTAACGGTTTGCAGCTTTTAGAGGAAATCAGAGATAAGAAAGAGCCTGTGACCATTATTCGTCCTGAAAAGAAGTATGACAACATGGTTATGACTTCTTGCCGAGTAAGCAAGCAGGATTCGTCCAAAAGCATTATTTATGCTGACTTAGCTTTTCAGCAGATTGTTAAGGTAACAACGCAGACAACAACGATACCTGAGAATGTCGTTACTGCGTCGCAGGAAGAAAACGCAGGCGAAACTGCGGCAAACGCAGGCGCAGGAAAAACATCTTCTGTTGACGTTGGCGGAGGTTCTGCTAACATTCCTGGCAGTAACGGTTCTGGTGGTATTAGTGATTCTTTAGGAAGCGAAACCTCAACAAATAAAAGCTGGCTTGCTGGCGGAGTAGATAATATTAAAAGCGGATTAGGCTTGCTGTTTTAGGAGGTAACATGATTACGATTAATTTTGCTGATGGCAACGATGTTGTTTTTAGCGTTCCTTTTGACGGCAAGAAATATAAAGTAAGAATGTGCTGGAACCATGAAGGGCAATTTTGGGCATTGCACATTTGGGACGCTAACAACAATGTAATTCTTGCTAACGCTTGCGTTGTGCCGAAATTTCCCTTGCTAATGAACCATCATAAAAGTAATGCTCCGAGGGGAGAATTACTTGTCTTGACGGACAAAGAAAGTGTCGGCAGAGATGATTTTCAAAGCGGAGCAGCAACGCTCGTGTATTGTACAGAAGATGAGTTTTATGGAGGTTAACCATGGCACAGTTTGACCGCATCTATAAAATTACTCTAGGCGTACAAGGTTCGGACGGTGTTGTTATTGAAGCAAAGGCGAAAGAACAAGGATTAGAAATTGAGTTCGACATTGCAAAAAGTCTTGCTAAGCAAAGCAATTCCTGTTCACTGAAAATTTATAACTTGTCAAAAGCGACAGCCGATAAATTGGAAAGAGCAGATACAATCTGCATCCTTGAAGTAGGATACAGTGAGGACGCTGGCTTGAAAAGAATTTTCATCGGCTGGGTAACCGACTGCTATTCGTACATGAGCGGTTCTGACAAAGTAACAGAGATGAAGCTTTATGATGGGCACGTTGCTATTCGTGATAGCATCGTGTCCTTGTCTTATGCTAAAGATGTTAGCAGGAAGAAAGCTATTGACGATGTGGCAACAGATATGGGACTTGTAGTGACGTATGCTGATGATTGCGAGTTTACGACGTTTGCGAATGGCTTTTCTTTTGTCGGTGCAGGACGTGAGTGTCTTGATAAAGTTTGTGCTGGCACTGACTTGGAATGGAGTATTCAAAACAATACCTTGCAGATTATTAAGCAAGGCGGCAATACCAATGTGCAGGCTATAAAGCTTACTCCTGAAAGCGGATTAATTGGTTTTGTTGAAAAACTTCTTAAAGGTCCAACAAAAGCAGCAAAACAAAAAACAAGCAAAAAGACTACCCAACCTAAAAGGGATAAAAAAGCAGGCTGGAATGTTAAATGCCTGTTACAGCCTGTATTAAACCCAGGTGATTTGGTTTATATTGATTCGCAGGAAATAAAAGGCTGGTTCAAAATAGAAAGCTTAAAGCATAATGGCTCGTATAGCGGGCAGAACTGGTATACGGAGCTTGAAGTGTATGAAATTGTACCGAAGGAGTGATTGGATATGAGCCTTGATGCAACAGCAGATACGCTTGAAGGATTGGAAAATCTTATGCAGCAAAAAATAGGCAACATTCACACTTGCTTGCCTGGTACAATTTTGTCATTTGATGCTTCTACTTGCCTTGCTAGCGTGAAGTCAACGTTAAAGAAATTTACCTCCGACGGCAGAGTTCTTGGATACCCGGTTATTGATGGTGTTCCTGTTTTTATGCCACACGCAGGAGCTGCACAGATTACTTATCCTGTAAAGCCTGGAGATAGTTGCTTAATTGTTTTTTCAGAACGCAGCATTGATGAATGGCTAGGTGCTGGAACTGATGATAACCATGATCCTCGACAATATGATTTGACTGACGGCTTCTGCTTTGTTGGAATGATGCCGTCACAGTCAATATCTGCCGAAAATGTTGAAGTTATTAACGGCGGTACGAAAATTAGCCTTACACCTGGCAACACGATTAATGTTGTCGGAAATATTAATGTTCAAGGTTCGATAACGTGCAGCGGTGACGTGCTTGGCGGCGGCATTAGCCTTATCGGACATACTCATACAGCTCCGCACGGTGAAACAAGTTCGTCGCACTGAGGTAAAAAATAATGAAAAAAGAAGAAGTTATAATAGCCTACAAAAAGCAGAAAGGAGCTTGCATTGTAGCGTTTCCTACGCTGACAAGCTCGTGGACGTATTTTGTCCAGATTGAAAAAGCTATTGATAGTTATTTTAGCAATGCTGATAGTGTGTCTGATGCTGTTCGTGCTGTTATTCGTGGTGCTTATGTATCGCATACAAAAGCGGCGTTAAAGTGTGAAGATGATGAAAAATACGGCATTAAATACAATGCTGATGTAGGCAGTATTGATTTAACGCCGTATTGGTATGCGTGGGAATGGCTGAAAGAAAATCTTGCAGATAAAATCAGATATACTACATCTGAAGCATCGGCACAGGCAGAAGGCAGTGCTGGCGAAAAGATTGTTGATGCTGAACAGCCGGAGCTTGATTCTGTTATCAAAGATATTTTGACAGCTAGAGCTACAGAAGCTGCGCATATTAATGATTATGCGGAATCATTTTGGCAAGGTAACAGCAAGATGGATTTTATTTGCCTTGTAGAGGATAGAGGTAATGTTGTAAAAACACCCGATAAGAAAGCGATTGTTGAAAAGCTTTATATTGATTGTGGTTTGCTTACACAAATTCAAGAGAACGGCTTGGATATATATGTTCCTAGTTATTTAGGAGGTGTCAGCAATGCTTGACCTTGCTTTAAACGCAAAGACACATGATCTTGCACTTAATGGAGATGTAATGTTTATTGATGATGTTGAGCGTGTAGCACAGCAGATAAAAATACAGTTGCTTACTTTTCTTGGCGAATGGTTTTTAGACGTTACGCATGGCGTACCTTATCTCGAATATGTTCTTGTAAAAAATCCTAATTTTACGCTGATTAGAGAGCTTTTTCGTGAGCAGATTTTAAAGGTTGACGGAGTAAGCAATTTAGTCAGCATTGATATTGATTTTGAATCTGCTACACGAAAAATGTTGTTAAGCTATGAAGCGGAAACTGAATACGGCATGATTGTAAGGAAGGAGGTTTTAGGCTATGGAGTACGGAGTAACAGTTAACGGTTTTGTCAGAAAGCGTTTGCCGGAGATAAGAGAAGATATTTTTAAAAGCTTGGAGCAAAATTTAGGCTCGACAGTTAGCCGTCAGCCTAACAGCATGATAGGCGTTCTCGTTGGTGTGTATGCTGCTGAGCTTGACCGAATGTGGCAGCTTTTAGAGCGTGATTATTATGACCGCTCGCCGATTAGTGCCAGCGAAGGCAGTTTAGATAATACGCTTGCTTACACCAATGTGCAGCGCAAGAAAGCTCAGGCAAGCTATCTTTACGCTGTATGTTATGGACGCAGTGGAATGGTTCTTCCTGCTAACTGCCAGATTAAAGATGTTTCCGGCTACAAATGGAATATCATAGAAGAAAGCATGATCACTCTTAATGACTGTGTTCACGTTACACTTGAAGTTGAAACACCAACTAAAGGAAAAATTTACAGTGTACAGTTTGATAATGATGCAGTTATAAAGTACACAGCACAAGAAAATGATACTGCGTTGGTTGTCGCTGTTGCCTTGGCTTCTCAGAACGTTGAAAAGTGGCAAGGTAGTATTGTTGAAGGTAAGCTGGTTTTTGAACGCTCCGACAGGCGATATGGAGCTGTGGTAGTGCCTAACGAATCGTTTGTAGTAACGCAGGTTGGAAGTCCTATTCGTTTTGATTGCGAGGAATACGGAGAAATCGAACCTTTGCTAAATAGCGTGAATTACATCAACACAAATTATGACGGTTGGTTTTCTGTTAGTAACGAATCTGAAACATATGTAGGTCGTGACTACGAAACAGCATCCGAGGTTCGTCAGCGGTATGCGTCTGCTGTGTTTAGAAACAGCATAGGAATGAAAGAAAGTATTAAGGCTGCACTGCTGGAATTGCAGGATGTTACCAGCGTAACTATTTATGAAAACCGCACTGATGAAACAGTTGATGGCTTAAAACCTCATTCTTTCCAGGCTATTGTTTTCGGTGGTGATGAAGAAGCTATTGCTCGCACTATCTTAAATGTTGCACCTTTAGGCATTGATACAAACGGCGATATTTGCGTTCGCATTGAGGACAGCGAGGGTGCAGAGCAAGATGTATGCTTTAGCCGTCCGCACGAGGTACAGATTTATGTCAAAGTTATTATTAAAGAATATAATGAAGAAATTTTACCTGGTGATGCAATCGACAAAATTAAAAATATCGTTGTCGAACAGATTGGCAAGCTGTCGATGGGTAATGATGTTATTTATCAGCGTTTGCTTGGTCCTATTTACAGCGGTGTTGACGGTATTAGCTATATTGAGTGCAGCGTGTCTAAAGACGGTCAAACGTATAAGCAGGAAAACATTTCGATTGAACGTAATGAGCTGGCAGTAACAAAGCTTGCTAATGTTACTGTAGCTTTGGAGTTATGACCATGACTACAAGCGAAAGAATGTATAACCATTTGTTAAGTCAGTTTCGCAGCAAGCCTAACATTAAAGCTTTTCTTAATGCCGTCGGAAACGAACTCGACAGCATAGATAAAGTTAGGGAGCAGATAAGGACACAAATATGGCCAGATACGGCAGTTGGCAAGCAGCTTGATATGTGCGGTGAAGTTGCTGATATTTCTCGCCGTGTTGAAAATGCTATTGCTATGGATTTTTTTGGCTTTCCTGATCATGGCAACATGGGATTCGGACAAGCTCCGTTTAGACGTATGTATGATAATTATCTTACATCCAGCGACTTAAACGACCAGCACTATCGCCTTGCTGTTATCTCTAAAATTGAGAAAAACACCACGGACTGCTCTCGTGTTAGCACAATACATAGCATAAAGAATGTTTTTAATGTCGAACGTGTTTCCGCCGTTAATGCAGGAAATGCCAAAATGCGCATAGGAATAGGGCGTGTAGTAACTAGCAAGGAAAGCCGCTTGATTGATGCACTGAACCTTATTATCCGTGGCGCAGGCATTGGCGTTATTTATGTATATTCTTTCGATGCTGCGAATACGTTCGGTTTTAGCAGAAGCGGAGAAAATCCATATAGGTTTAAAGGATTTAATCAAGGAACATTCGCAAGGATTATAAAGGTGAAAGGGGGACTTGTTGAATAATGGTAATGAAACAGCCTACTTTTGATTTGATTTTTGGTAGTAGCGCAAGCATTGGTGAAATGATTGATTCTTGGCCTGAGCTTGATTACCTGCGTGGTTGGGGTTATCTCGACAAAGGAGAAGCACCGCCACTTGAATACTTTAATAAATTGCAGAATGTTAGCGATTTAAAAAGCCAATACCTTTTTAACAGCTTAAACATTCGCAAGAACAGTACATCTTATGCAAATGGTGACATTGTGTTGTCACCAAACTTGCCTAAAAGTGTTGTTCTAGCTTGTATTGTTGGCGGTGATACTGCTGTAAGTGAACCGGATTTTAGCAAAGCTACAATCGGTGCAACTTATGTAGACGGTTCGGTAGCCTGGGAAGTTATTCCACGAGCTTATAGGTTACAGACAGCAACAAATGTTGAAATTCAGAATTTGATTACAAAGGAGCTGGCATAATGGCTAACTTGCAAAAATTAATTGATCTTGACGGATTAAGCTATTTTTTAGGGCAGATTAAAGCTAAATTTGTTCGTTCCGTAAATAATATAAAGCCTGATTCTAGTGGCAATATTAATATCGCTAATATGACAGGCGCAACGTATAACAGTTCTGGCAAAGCAGGACTTGCACCAATTCCGGCAGCAGGAAAGCAGGATATGGCATTATGCGGAGATGCTACATATAAAGTTCTTCCTATCTCTGGTGGCGGTACAGGACAAACTACCGTTGCTGGGGTTCGTTATGTTTTGGGTTTGGGTAACACAAACGGAGCGTTGCCTATTGCTAATGGCGGTACAGGAGCTACAACTGCTGCGCAGGCTAGAACAAATCTTGGACTTGATAACATCGGCATTAAATTGAAAGTGTGGTAAAATGTTTAGCATAGCAAAAATAAATGGAAAGAATTATTTGGCTAAATATAAAGATAAACCCTATATCTTATCACATCTTCAAAATGTAGGCATATATTTAACTTGCACTTTAGACGGTGGTTTTTTTCCACCTCAACAGATTGTAAATATTAATGGCGTAACATATAGTAGTGGTAGAGGTGGTGTAACCTTTTATCTCTCTGGCAATAAAGGCACAAGCGAAACACTTACAGTTACCTATAACGGAGAAACACTGTATGTGCCTGTTACATATACCCAGGGTGCTACCTATACTGCTGCATTTAGCACTGTTGTGAGTGGAAGCACGAAATACACGACGGATGAAACAGTTAAATTTATTGTTCCTAGTAATATAACGAAGATAAAATGTGTTGGCAGTCCTCATGTTGCTGATGCACCTGCTGGAGAAGATGTGTCCTATGTTATTAGCGTAGCTAATGCTTCTAGCGGTTTAACTTGGGGTAAAGGTTGGAGCTATTCTGAAAATGATTATGATGGCGAAAATGACCGTCAAGAATTAGAAAGTGTAGTAGCTGTTACAGCAGGCAAAACATATGCTTTGAGAATATATGCAAGTGGTGCTAACGGTGGCATTACATTAAGCTGGGGCAAAGACATAAACGCTTTATCAGCAACAGTGAGTGACTTGTAAAGGAGGAATAATAAATGGCGACAACATCGACCTTGAATACTATTAATGTATTTGATAGTGAAGATTCTTATAATACCAATAAAGGCAGCATTGGGGAAAACGAAATTAGCTTAGTTGCTATGGGTAAAAATTCTGGATATGTAACTGAAATGCATCAAGATGGTTCTTCATGGTATAAAAAATACTCTAACGGTTGGGTAGAACAGAGCGGGACATTTACATCACTGTATAACCAAGCTGTTACGTTAATTGTTCCTATGAAGGATACCAACTATACTATCCTGACTTCAAAAACAAGCATGGGGTCTGCTGTTGTTATTGTAGATACAGTAACTACTACATCATTTAATGTTTATGGACGTGGTCAAGGTGGTTCGGCATTTGGTGAAAATGTATCAGGATATTGGTATGTTGCCGGATGGGAGCGTAAATAAAATGATAGGAACTAAGTTTTTTAAAGAGAATTTTGATGGCAAAAATTATGCAGATGCTGCTAAATGGTGTAATGCCAATGGCGCAACTATTGAGGATAAAGGTGAATACTACGAGGTAGTAGAAATTCCTGCTCAAACATTTAATGAATTTAAAACTATAAAGCTTACACAAATTGACGAATGGACAGCAGCGAAAATAACAGGAGGTTTTGTCAGCAGTGCCAGCGGAGAACCTGTGCGTTATGACAGCGATTTAGAAACGCAGGTTACTATGCAAGGTATTGCCCTTAATGTAAATACTGAGCAATTCAATGAGAAGTACCCTATTGGTTGTCCTGTACGTGGATATAAAGAAGGGGAAAAAGAAAAGACAATTCAATATCTTAGTGCTAGTCAGGTGTTACAGTGGATGGCTGACTTAAGCATGCATATAGGAGATTGCAAACAAGCAGGCTGGAAAAAACAGGCTGAAGTAGAAGCTTGCAAAACCGTTTTCGAACTCAATAATATAGAATTGTAAGAGGTGATAGTGGTGTTTAAAGTTGATGACAACAATATCAGAATGATTAGAGGTGATAGCGGTGTTTTTAACATTAGCATCACCGATATTAACGGCAGGAATGTTGAACTGACTGACAGCGATGTATTAACATTTACGCTTCGGCGCACAGCACGTAACTCGACTATCGTTCTGCAAAAAGTTATCGTTAATGGTGAGCTTGATATTAAGCCAGCAGATACTGAAGGGTTAGCGTTTGGAGCTTATGTATATGACGTTGAGCTTCGCCGCGCTGATGGCTACGTTGATACAGTTATTCCGCCGCATGAGTTCCTCTTAATGGAGGAGGTGACATACTAATGAGGTTACATGGTACGCTGACGGCTGCGAAAGGTGAGCTGCATGGCAATTTGTCACCGAACAAAGGTAACCTACATGGGATATTGTCAGCACGGAGTATCGGTGCTGATATTTATGACGGAGCTTATACGGTACACTCCGAAGCTCATGAAGTGCAGATATTGCCGACGGCAAACAAACAATTAACAAAAAATATTACTGTCGAAAAAATTCCATATTTTGAAACGTCTAATTTGTCTGATGGAATTACGGCATACATAGGAAGTGAGGTCGAAGTAAATTATGGCTGAAAAAAACATCTCTAAAGTAGTGTATGGAGGAAAAACATTAATCGACTTAACCGCTGATACTGTTACAGCAGATAAGATATTGAGCACATATACTGCTCACGATAAAAGTGGTGCGCCGATTGTAGGTACGTGTACTTTTAACGCCGACACATCCGACGCGACAGCGGCAGGTGCAGAAATCCTCGCCGGAAAGACAGCCTATGTCAATGGCGTAAAAATTACAGGCGAGATGAAGAACAATGGCGCTGTTAGCGGCGTGATTAGCAAAAAAGCTGATAGCTACACCGTGCCTATTGGTTACCATGACGGCGCAGGCAGGGTAGCGATCAGTACCACGGAGCAGGCTAAAATTATTGCAACCAACATCAGGGCAGGCGTATCCATCTTAGGTGTAACAGGTACGATGAGCGGCACAGAGAGTGTCAAGGTACAAGCTAAAACTGTTACGCCGACCACGACACAGCAAACCGTGTTGCCTGACAGCAGTCAAGGTTTTAATTACCTCTCGCAAGTTACCGTTAACCCTATCCCGTACAATGAGAGCGACAATGCTCAGGGTGGGAAAACCGTTACCATAGGCTAAGGAGTGTAAAAAATGGCAGTGAATAAAGTTATTTATGACGGTAACACCTTGGTAGACCTTACCGGTGATACCGTCACCGCTACCGATTTAGCAGACGGAGTAAAAGCAACAGGTGCAGACGGCAACCCTATTGTAGGCCTGATGCAAAAGGTTACCATTGATGCTGAGCTGTCGACCACCAGCACAAATCCGGTGCAGAATAAGGTCATCAAGGCAGCGTTGGATACCAAAGTCAATAAAACCGATAAAATATACGAGGCTAACCTTGAATGGGGTGGACGTAATATTTCTAATGGTTATAGTCCTATCGACGGAGCTATGATTTCTAGTTTAGGTGCTAATCGTTTTGCGTTTGGCAAGGTTGAGGGCATTACAGTTGAATACAGTGAGGATGCTGGAGAAACATGGGTTGAATATCCTTTGACAGATACTAGAAAAGTTAAATTGTTTTCAGTAGGCGGTAATTATCTGTATGCTGGTGGCGAAAAGAGTCGCACACCCTCTGTAAATGATATGATACGAGTTACCATAGACAGTGATGCGTTTGGCATGTATACTGCTTTAAATAAATTTGCTATCGAAATATCTACAGGGGGCACTAGAGGCTGTTATTGTACAATCGACGCTTCTTTGGAATCATCCCCAACGGCATTTAAGGTGTTTGCGGATAAAGTACCGATTGAAGGTTGGAGTGGATACAACATCATTAATACGCAAAGTTTTGAAACTTATGGCAATCAACCGTCAAGGCAGTATGGTACTATTAGATTTACGTTCGGGTGCACTACGGTTAACACCACCTACAAAGGATTAGCTATTGCAAAAATTATGGGCTTTGGCGGTGTCGGGTGGAATACTCCGAGCAACATGGCTCAAAATGGGCATTTGTACCAATACAATGAATCGCAGGAGGCTAAATTCCCCGCTTCCATTACCGCCCCCAATTTTATCGGCAAGGTCAACGGCTTTGATGTAAAAGCATCCGTCCCTGCCAATGCTAAATTTACGGATACAGTCTACACTCATCCAGATACACATCCTGCTAGCATGATTACAGGATTATCAACTGTTGCTACAAGCGGTAGCTACAATGACCTTACTGATAAACCAAATATACCTGCGTCAGCTATAGTGGACAGTGAGCTATCATCTACATCGGTTAACCCGGTACAGAATAAAGTCATTAGTGCTGCACTTAGTAAAAAAGCAGACAACAGTGTACTGAGTACCTATCTGTCATTGACAGGTGGTACAGTTACAGGTAGTGTTACCGCTTCAAACTTTCAAACAGGAACTGGCGCAACCAGTTATTTCCAGTGTAGAAAATTTAGGGGCGAGGGTGACGCTAACTCCTACTATCATGCTATAGATTTTGGTTATTCTGGACATGACAGCGTAGATTTCTACGAATACGACCCCAACTGGAACTTTTATAAATGCCTAACAGGTACAAAATCTGGGGCGGTTTTAGTTGGCAATATCAATGGAAACGGATGGAATGGTGGCGCACGTCTGACAGGCGCACCCACAGCACCTACTGCGGCAGTTGGCACGAACACCACGCAGATAGCGACAACGGAGTTTGTACAGGCAGCTATTCCTACAAACGTATCATCATTTACTAATGACGCAGGCTATCTGACGCAACATCAATCGTTGGACGGCTATGTCAAGAGTGTTAATGGCACAAAACCCGACGGCACTGGTAACGTAAATATCTCTGTTAGTGGCGGTGGTGGCGTAAGCCTGTCTACGCAGAACACATGGACAGCACAACAAAACTTCCAAAGCTTAAAATTTGACTTTGAAAAGTATACAACACCACGTAGCAGCGGAGCGTATGATGCACCTCATAAAACAACGGCGTGCTATAATGCAACTGGTGCATTTACTTTGAATGTGTCAAATTTGATAGCAGCCTTAAATGTGGGAGAATCTACGCTGTTTACTGCTTACATAACTTCTTCCTCTTCTTATTCGTTAAGCATTACTAATGCTGGCACATTGAAGTATGTTGGCGCTGCTTCTGATTTAGCGATAACTGCTAGCGGTTTACTGCTGAATATATTAATTGTGAAAGAGTCGAGCGGTACAATTACGAGCATTGTACAGGCTACTAAATTAGCATGAGGTGATTGAATGAGTATTAATCGTATCTTAATGAAACCTCAAAGTAGCGATGTAGATAATGCGCTCATTATGACTATGGGACAAGCAAGTGCGCAATATGGCTACAGCCGTTATAATAATGCTACTTATGGTGAAGTCGAAGGTAATGTGAAACATGATGGCAAGGCGGTTACTCTTGTTATGCTAAGCTATTATGGAGGTTGGCTTGATTTTGCTTTCAATGTCGAGGGTGTCACTGGGGGTAAATACAATGTTACTGTTAAAGTGACATCGGTGGAATCAAATATGGGTGTGACTATTGAATTTCCAAATATTCAGTATCAGAGCTATGTTCCCGGCTTTTATGAATATACAAATGATTTACCTTCGGGAGTTGCTACTATGTTTAATGGTAAAAACGTAGGCAAAAAGTACAAAGTCGAAATAGTATTTAATTAAGGCGGTGATTTGATGAATACAACCTATACATATAAAGAACAGGCCTACTCTAGCTTATACGAGCTTTCCGAGGCGTTAGGCAAAGACGGTGTGTTTATCCCGCTGTCTATCAACGACGAATCCTTAGCAGAATTAGGCGTAACTGTTACACATGAAGAAGAGCCGATTGAAAACGTAAAACAGCAGAAAATCTTGGAGTTAAAGCGTCAACGTGATGTTTCGGAGGTTGAGCCAATCGAATACGGCGGCAACAGCTATGATTACGATGAGAAAGCAAGGGATAGAATCAATGCAGCTATTATTGCGTTGGAACTGCAAGGCGAAGGAGCCACAATAGAGTGGACCACGGCCGATAATGCTGATACGCCAGTAACGGCTAATGATTTAAAGATGATTATTGCTGCTGTAGCAGTGCGCTCAAACAAGCTGCATACTGCATATCGTATAGCAAAAGAAAATGTTGAGGCAGCGACAACGGCAACAGAAGTGGAAGCCGTGGCGTTTGAAATTTAATTTATAGGAGTGTAGCGAAATGGTGGAACAATCTTTGGATGCTGCGTTAAACTCTATTATTAACGTTATATCCGGTTGCGTAATAACGCTGCTTATTACGATGTACAGACAAAAGAAAAAACAAAATGATGCTTTAAAAGCAGGACTGCAAGCTTTATTACGTGACAGAATTATCCAGGCTTATAATCATTATGTTCAGGATAAAGGTTGGATACCAATCTACGCAAAAGAAAGCATAGATGCCTGCTACAAGAGCTACGAAGCTCTTGGCGACAATGGCGTAATCGACAATCTTATGCAACAGATTAATGAATTACAGAACTATCCGCCGAAGAACAGAGGTGAAGAAGATGCGTAAATTAATTAACATGTTAAAGAAGAATGATAATGCTTATAGCGTGGGCAGAATCTGTGCCGTTATAGGCTTTGCCGTTTGGGTGCTGGTTACTTTATGGCTTGCATTTTTCGCCAGAACTTGGGGCAACTACGAAAGCTGCACGCTTGGCATGGTGGCGCTGCTTCTGGTCCAACTTGGCAATAAAGCGATTGAAACGAGAATGTTTAAGGTAAGAAGTGAGGAACGAAACTATGAGCGACTGGAACAAGAACCTTGCAAAGGAAATTGCAAAAGGATTGATTAACACCGGAATTGAAGGCGGCTATGACAGTGTGGCGAAAAGCACTGCATATGATTATCCGTCAATTTCTGTATCTCAATGGGAAGGCAACAGAGCTGATGAGCTTTTGAGAGCTATTCCCGGCGGCGAAGAATTTGTCGGCAGAACCTATATTGATATTAAGGCAAGCGGCGAGCTGCCGATGCTGAAAGAACTGCTTAGAAGCGACGCAGGTAAAAAGGCTGCACTTGAACAGTTATCCCGTGACTGCCTGCAATACGTCGAAGTGCTTCAGCAGGTGCCAACATTGGACGATACACGTTGCATTATCTATGCCGGTATGTGGTGCCCTACATCTACTTGGGTAGTTAAACGATTTCTGGCTAACAGATATATGCACGTCGATTTGCGCAGTCTGGAAGCACTCTATAAACTGTTTAAAAATTATTATTGGATTGCTGCTGATGTTGGCGAACTGTACAGAGCAGGTTATGCCAACAGAGCACGTACTACTTATGAGTATGTTGCTGGCATTGACTTAACCACGCCTTATGGCGTTCCTGCCTATGGTGAAGCTGGCAATGGAAGATGATTTAAAGCTCATGCTTTAGATATAGTCACCGACAAGAGGTTTAGTTATTCTCTCCTATACGTGTAGCATTTTCTGGTAATTTTTGCGTAATAGTCGGTGACGCATTTATAATGATTGGAGGTGATACAATGGAAGAACTGAAAGCATTTGTTATTGACAAGAAATTTGTTGTTGGTCTGGTTGCAGGTTTTGTACTGGGTGCGTTGCATCATTATTTTGCACTCTAAAATCATTCTGAATATCTATCTTACAAGTAGGCTATAATTTAACGGTTTTGGGCAAAAATCACACACAAATTGCATCGTCTACAAGCGTTTTAAAAATAGTGCCGCTCATGATTTATCGTGTCGGAATCTAAAATCGCTTGTAGGCGAAATTTGTGCGTCTGACGAGGTTTATTATATTTTACAAATATCAGTATTGCTAAGAGGTTATAATGGAGAATGAGAAAACAAGAAAAACTAAAATTGTCATTGCTTTTGCCGCTGGCGTGTGTGTCGCTTGCGGTATTTTTTATGCCGCTAACCGCTTTGGCTGGTTCGCCCCGGTATTCGGACGAGCCAATGGAGTACGTTCTGACGGAGCAACAATACAGCAGACTCAAAAACAACTTGACGGAGCTAAAAACAATCAACGAGAATTACAAAAAACTGCTGACGCAATCGAAGGGACAGTTGGGAACATCCGACAAGAAGTTAGCGGAGCTAGAGAAGAAGTCGGACGAGCTGAACAGTCTTTGTCTGACGCTGAAAATCAAAGTCAAAGAGCAGGAGAGCTTATTGATGAATGCCAATCAATCCTTAGCGGAGCTAGAAAAAGAGTACAAGCTAAAACAGCAGCGAATTAAAAAACAGCGCAATATAGCATACATAATAGCAGGATGCGCACTATATGCCGCAATGAAGAATTAAAGTGAAACGGAATGTTTGCTTAAATTGTTTAGTGACTGTCTGTTTGCTGATGTGATATAATGTGTTTAATGAACACGTTATATTGAGGTGATAAGATGATGGATAAAGAAACCGTTCAGCAGGAAGTTTTGCCTGCTGGCGTAGTGACAATGTTGTTTGCTGAAAACAAAAGGATTATTGATAAGCAGTTTTATATCATGGCTGGTATGTTGCTTGCCAACATTGGTCTGATTGCACTACTTGCTTATGTACTGAAAAGGTGATTTAATGAAAGAGCTGCTAAAAAGCGCGAGGATATGGATGACAGAAAGCTCGCGCCGCTCATTTTATGCAGTGCTTCACGAAGCGAAGATAACGCCACGACAAACGAAAATCTGTGAAATGAAATTTGTTGATGGTAAAATGAATTACCAAATCGCAATGGAGTTGAACATCTCCACTAAAACTGTTGACAGAGAAATAAGCACTGCGTATAAGGCTATTAATCGAGTGCTTTCTAAATGAAGTAATCCCCATTAAGAGAAGTGTAAAAGCTTTTCTTAATGGGGATTATTTTTTTTTGCTCATTTTTGCTGTCTGAATCGTGTCTAAATTATGTCCGAATGCATAGGAGAATGTGTCTTTAGCTTTAGGGATTGTTTTTATTGCTACCACTTAAAATATAGGTGAGGTGATAAAGATGTACGGAAATTATTACAATCCTTATGGAGCTACACAGCAAATGCAACAGAGGTTAGCTAATCTGCAACAGCAACAACAACAAATGTATCAGCAACCAATGCCGACAATGATGCCACCTGCGCAGCCAAATGCTTATCAGCCTGTACAGCAAATCAAAGGCAGACCTGTTACAAGCATTGAAGAAGCACGAGCAGCGCAAGTTGACCTTGACGGAACGAGTACATATTTTCCTGCTCCTGCCGAAGGAAAAATTTATGAAAAGCTTATAGGCATGGACGGCTTGCCGATTTTTAGAGTTTATCAGCTTCAGCAGGACGGTGGTATGCAAGCTCCTGCCTACGCTGACAATAACACAGTGCTGGCATTGCAAAGACGCATTGAAAAGCTCGAAGAACAGATTGGGGGAATGACGAATGATGAACATATTCCAGATGATGCAGATGGTGCAGCAGGCAGGAAATCCAATGGGACTAATGCAACAGTTCGCAGGACAAAATCCACTAATGAGTAGGGCGATGCAGATGGGGCAAGGTAAATCGCCAGAGCAGATGCAAACTCTTGTGAGGAATCTTGCCAAACAAAAAGGCATGAACGATGAACAGCTTAATCAGTTTTTAAATCAATTTGGCTTAAAGCTTCAATAGGCGCGCAATGAAGCTTTGCATATATTTCTCGGAGGTGAAAAAATTATGGAAGGTACAAACATTGTTCCGGTAATGGATATGAATCGAAACAACAACTATGGTGATTGCTGGGGCGGCGGTATGTGGTTTATGTGGATTATTGTCCTGTTTGCTCTTATGGGTGGCTGGGGCGGTAATTGGAATAACCGTGGTAACATGGGTGCTGAAATCTTTGCGAATGGCAGTATGACACGTGATCAGATTGCAGACCAATTTTCCATGCAGGATATTAAAGACGGTATTCGTGGCGTTCAGAATGGCTTGTGTGATGGTTTTTACGCTCAGAACAGCACTATGCTGAATGGGTTTAACGGTGTTCAGCGAGACATTATGCAGACTGGTTATCAGCTCGGCAGCGAGATTGCACAAAATCGTTTCGCCGCTCAGCAATGCTGCTGCGAGCAAAAACAAGCTATTGCTTCTCTTGGTTACGAAACTAACCGAAATATTGACGCAGTACGTTACGAAAATGCACAAAATACTTGTGCTATCGTAAACGCCGTCAAAGAGGACGGAGAAAAGACCAGGGCAATTATGGTAGCTAATCAGATTCAAGATTTGAGAGATAAACTTGCAGATAGAGATAGGGATTTGCAGACCGCTAATTTCCAATTATCTCAACAGGCTCAGAGTGCAAACCTTATCGGTACGCTGAGACCTTATCCTCAACCTGCTTATATTACGTCTAGTCCGTATCAAAGTGTCGCTGCCAATGTAGCTGGTGCTTGTGGCTGCGCTTATAATGTAGGCTAAAAATAAGTTATGTGCATTAACTGCACTGTATTAGGGACGGTGCGCGCCGTCCCTATTGCTTTAAAAAACGATAAAATTTAAAGGTATCAAGAAAATACCTTGATTGCGTAAAGAGGTGAAAATAAATGATTTGCTACGAAAAATCTTCTTTGAACGCTGCTGCTGTGGCAGCTCAATCTGTTGCAGCTAATGCTTTTGTTAGCTTTCCTATTAATAATCTTCTGACTGGCGTTGCTATTAAACATCCTGCTGGCAGCTCTAGTGTTAGCCTTATCCGTGGTTTATACCTTGTTAGTGTAAATGCTGATGTTGTTCCTGCTGCTGCTGGCAATGTTGGCTTACAGCTTCTGAGTACCACGGAAAGCACATCTTCTGTTATTAATGGTGCGGAAAGCATTGTTACTGGCGTTGCTGACACAGCTGTGAATATTTCCTTTACTACGCTGATTCGTGTTCGTCCTTCTTGCTGTGCAGTAAACAACATAACAAGTTTACAGGTACAGGCAACGGCAGCGGCAACAATTAACAGGGCAGCTATTAGCGTGGTTAAACTTGCGTAAGGAGGTGTAGTTATGCACTCCTATAAAGAGTATTGGAACAAGATTATAGGTGATGATACAAAAGAGAGAGCAATGGAAGAAATTGTTTGCAGTGCATTAGAAAAGCTTAAGATGCATTGCCCAGACCTTTTTTATCGCACGTTGTATGACCTGCACTGCGTAGCCTATGGTCCTCACTTTGACGAAGCACTTGCAAAGCTTGCTGTTAGTAAAATGCAGAACACAGATGGCACTAATGGTGAGCATTGGACGTATGAACAGACTAACCAACTAGCAGAGCAACACAATATTAAGCATAAAGCTGATTGGTATTATGTGCTGAATATGGTGTATAGTGATTATGGTGCAGTGTTCAGCGGTGATACCGGAACACTTGTCAAGATTGCTAAAGCTTATATGTGTGACCCTGATGCTCCTAGCGGAAAAGTCCTTGACTTATGGGTAGCTCAAATGAGAGCCAAGGAAAGACAATAATTATATTATTTGCACCTGCTGTAAGCATATGCTATAATATATGTGTGGTTTGGTTTGAATTTGTTTCCGTTTCGGTATCTCAATTATCTTCTTACTATTACATACGGCTAAAAAAAGCAGGTTTAGTCAGCCTGCTTTTTTGCTTGTGAGTTCCAAATGAGTTCCAAAATAAAAGCAACTAAAAAAATGAAAAAAATAAGCGCAAAGATATTCACAGCGCAATAGAAAACCGCTTGTAAAAAAGTAGTCGATTTAGTAGAATCAATATAGAGCA